TGATGGAGTTCTTAATTCCATCTCCAATCTTTGTAAATATTGGGCGAACAAAATCCCAAACAGCTTGAACGGCTGTCTTGATAAGGTCCCAAGCTTTTTTCAAAGCCTCTACATAGAAAGTAATAGCGTTTTTAATACCATTGCCGATTAACTCAAAGATTGGCTTAATGAAGTCCCAAACAGCTTGAGCAGCGGTTTTGATGCTGTTCCAAATTAAAATCAAGCCTTCGATATAAGTCGTAATGTAGAACTTAACTCCTTGACCAATTAACTTAAAGATTGGTTCAATAAAGCCCCATACAGCTTTAACAACAGCAATAATTGCGTCCCAAGCAAGTTTTAGAAGATCAATAGGATTCTTAACAAACTTAAGGATTGCTTCTCCAATGGACTTAAAGATAGGCCAGATGAAATCCCAAACGGCTTTAACAACATTCATTAAACCTTCAAAGGCACCCTTTACAAATCCCATTACTCTTTCAACTACGGCTCGGAAAGTTTCATTTTCTTCCCACAGTTTTTTAATAAATCCAATGAGGAATGGAAGTAGAATAAGAATAACTCCAATAGGTCCACCAAGCGCATTCATAGCGCTACCAAAACCTCTTACAGCTGTCTTACCTATGTTGGCTCCGACAGCCGAGAGTTTGCCCATCTTGCCCATAATTGAGAACTTATTACCCGCTGTTTGAGCAGCAGCACCAGACGCAGCAAGCGATCCTTTAGCAACCTTTGATGCATTTGTTAGTTGTCCTAAACCTGCTGCAGCTTGCTTACCAGATAGGAAAATTCCTTTCATAGCAAACTCTTTTTGCTTATCAATAACCATCTGCTTTTGAAGCTCTGTTCTAGTAAGTCCAGAACCCTTACGCAGTGCACCAAATGGGTCTTTTAGAAGCTTAAATACCTTTGTTATCTTAAGAACGTTACCGATTAAAGCTTTTCCAAAGAATGCTCCGACCTTACCAATAAGCCCAAAAGCTCTAACAACTGCAAATATGCCTGATGTAAATACAAATACTTTTTTAACAACTTCGTTGCCAAAAATCTTATTTACAATTTCAAGTGCTTTATTAAGTACACCAAAGAATTTGTTAATACCGCCTGAGTCCGTCAGGTTCTTAACTAGTTTTGCAAAGTTAACAACAAAATCACCAAGAGCAGGAGAAGCATTTGTTAGGTCAGCTCCTACTGAACCAAAAATATCTACAGCTTCGCTTAGTTTATCTACAAACTTACCAACACCTTCGTCATCACCTAGCTTAAGAATTTCGGCAACGATGTTTACAAGAAGGTCTAATACCTTAAGACCATTTTCTGTAGCTTTGTCAAAGTACTTACCAAGAGAGCCGTCACCATTCATCTGAGTCATTAAGTCAGAGAATCGCTTACTTGCATCTTCAAAGTACTTTAAGAGACGCTCCCCAGCGCCCCCTTCCATAACAGCTTTTCCAATTTGCTGGAATCCCTTGAAGTAATTCTTTAAAATTCCACCAATTCGAGCAGCTACATCTCCTGCTTTATTAAAGTTTTCTGTAAGCTCACCAGTTGCTTGTTTTGCTTTTACAGTCTGCTCAAAAGTTTCTGTAATAGTTACAAGCCATTTACCAAATCGGTCAATAAGTGGGCCAGCTGCAGCAAGAAGTGCAAGAAATGCACCATAAAGATTTCCTGATGCTTTTCCTAAATTGACAATAAATTTGTCATTATTCTTCCATACAGTTTCAAGATTTTTAAGGTTGCCAGCTTCAGTAATTGTTTCTGATAGCCCGATTGCAACCTCTCCTAGAGCTTTTCCAGTTCCTTGAAGCAGTGGAGCAAGCTTCGGGAAAAGATTGTCAACAAGATTTTGAATTGCAGTTTCAAGGCGCGGGAATAGTTCTTTACCAGCAGCATCTCTTAGCTTCTTAAACTCATCTTTAAGACCGACAATGAACTTAACAAACCGTTGAGCTTCTGGAGACAAATCTTTAAGAGCATCGGTGTATGCATTGGCTGCAGTTCCACCCTTTTGAGCATCCTTTAAATCAGCGTCAGCATCTCTTACTGCACGTCGAGCATCAGCAATTTGTCGATTGAAATCACGAATAGCTTTGCTCTTTGTTGGATCATTAAGAGCCTCATTTTTAGCTAACTCTGCTGCTGTTTCTGCTTTAGTTACATTGGCAATAGCTTTTGCAGCATCAATACGAGCATCAGCTTCACCCTCTGTAGCATCACGAATGGCAAGTTTTGCATCCTTAACAGCTTGTGAGCCTTCTACACCAGCAGCAGTTGCTGCTTTTTCTTCCTTCTTAAGGTCCTTGTTGCGGTCAATTGCTTTACGAAGGTTGAGGTCAGCCTCAGCAAATGCAAGCTCGGCTTCTTGACGAGCACGAGAGTTAGGTGGAAGGTCTTGAACACGCTGTAATGAGTCACGAGCCTTCTCAAACTCAAGACGAGCTTTCTTCTCAGAGATAGCACCGCCTTCAACCTCAAATCGAAGTTGCTGAATTTTTTCTTTGGCATCGTCACGGGCTTTATTAAGATTTTCAAGAGCTTTTTTGGTTCTCTCTTGAGCATCTCGATATGTTCTCTCTGCTCTACTTGAAGATAGTTTTGCATCAGCAAGAGACTCTTCTGCATCTCTTTGACGCTCTGCAAGTTGAGCTAGAAGCTCTGGCTTACCTTCATTTTGAAGTCTAAAAAGTCTACGTTGAGCATCTTCAAGACGACGAGTAGCAGCTTCAATAGCTTTTGTATTCTTTGCAGCACCAGTTTGGGCTTTTAGTCCAGCTCCAATAGCTTTTGATACACCAGCAAAAGCAAGTTTAGCCGTTGCTAATCCTTGAACAAGAGAGGTAAGAGCTCCACCAAATACAATTAAAGCTGGGCTAGCAGCTCCTAATACTGATACAAGGGTGACAAGCGATGCACCTAGTGCTCCAACGCCGCCAGCAACACCTGCTAAAGCTGGTCCTAAGAAAAACCCTGTTTGAATTAAGTTGTTTAATTTAACTCTTGCTGCTTCAGCTTCTTTTTCAAATTTTTTACTGAAAAACTCTCCGCTGCCGCCAGCACCACCACTACGGAATCCTCTATTAAAACCGTCTGATAGCTCTTTACCAGCGTTGTCACCAATTGAATCTATTCCGTCAACAGCGTTTTGGATGTCTTGACGGACTTGGTTGGTGAGGGCGCGTACAACAATGTATGCATCACCTATTACTGCCACGCGCCATCACCTCCTTTAACCTAGTGGTGCGTCTAGAGTTTTTCCGAAAGGCAGATAACTGTCTTCGTCTAACTCTGTTGGGGGAACATACGGTTTAACTACGTTTTCAGACGGATCAAATGGCTCTAAATCATTATAAAATCCATCGTCAGGAAGTTTGCTGCCATCAGAATTATACTTCTTATCTGATGTGCTCATTTCGTACTTGTATCGTGTACCGTACAGCGTTCTGTAGATCACAGAACGTGTTTCAGACCTAGCTTCCATTTGCTCACCTGAAGATGCAGCAATGTCTTCTTCAAAATAGTAATGAAGAACATCTACCATATCCGCTGAGTCCATTTCACCTAGTCGTAGTCCACTCACAAGTGCCTTCCCATTAACGTAAGGCCAGAGATCTATTGCCCACTCAAGGAAGGCTCTGGCTGCGGCGTAGGGCGGCTTGAATACTCCTCTACGAGCCATGCGGTGATTTCACCCAAGGTCTCGACCGAGACAATTTTGTCTGGATTTGTTAGAAGGGCTTCAAATCGCTTGTAACTTTCTTCTACAAGTGTTACTTCAAAAAATGTATTGATGGTTTTAGCTGCGCCAACGCCAGAATCATCTCCACTACCTGAATTTGCTACGATGTCGAGCAGTGTCTTACCCTGAATAGAAGGGCGACAGTGAAACTCTTCACCATGAATCTTGAACGAAAGAGGAGTGGTGTTTACTGACCCACCCGTCCCAAAGTCCTTGAATCTATTTGTCATGTTTTTTCCTTATCTTGTGTCGTTGACTTATCACTGGTGTAATAAGTCAGTCTTACTATTTTATAGCTATCTCATTAACCTGAGATTGTCAGTAAGGTACTTATTAGGCTTTGTACCTGGGTGCTTAACCGCATGTGCAAAGATAATCTGACCCTTGCTGACAAATTTCAGAACTTGTTGACTATTTGGCTTAATGATATGAGGTCTTGAGCCTTCGTGGTGAACCCTTGCATAAGGAAGAGGTGAACCAATTCGAATATATTGCCCTCTAGTATCCCTAGAATGGCGCATGTGGATAGAGGCTCTCAGCATTCCAGTTCTAACACCTACCTGCCTTTTTGCAGCAGCCATGACAAGACGGCCTTTTCTGTCCATATATCTACCAACTTGACCGCTTGGAGCGTTTAGGTATCTATCTAGAACTGGCTCTCTAAAAACTACTTTTACTCTTGCCATTATGGGATCGCCAAAGTAATAGTCATACGGGTAGTTGCAAAACCGCCCTCAGGGGCTTCAGCATCAACTGTTGCAATAACTCCCAAACCATAAGCACCAACTTCTCCCCAAACATCAAGTTGGTTTACGCTCTCCATCAATATCCATGCATCATATGCAGATACCTCTGAGGCATTTTGAATCTCTTCTGCAGAAGGTGGATTTCCATTGGGTTGAGAGATAGGAGCTACACGAGATACAGCGATATTTAAAGTCGCACTTCTTGGGTCATTACACCTACGAGGTTCATTTGCTTCGTCTCCAGGCGTTCCTACATACATTTGAATCATAGAAACAACAAGTTGCTCGCAATCCACTGCTGGTGCACCAAAAGTCCAATACCGACGAGAAGGTAGTGGCATATCGTATGAGTTATAGCAAGTTATTACTCGATTGAGAACCTCTTGAAGAAACTGAGCTAAATTTTTAGCTCCGTTATCTACTCCAGATATATCTACAATTGGCATGTCATTTCCTTCGTTCGTCTTAAACTATCGCGATTGGCTTTTGAGTGTTTCCTAGCTGATAGATAACATTGCTGGTCAAAAGGTTGATTACTTCGTTTACAGCAGGGTTACCTAAGCTTGGTCGAGATGCATATAAATCTAAAGTACCTGGGTCACGAGGACCTAGAACAGAAAGAATGTCTGCGTAACTAGCACTAAGTCTAATAGTACCCTCTACAGTGTCTAAATCTGCTGCATCTACAAGAGTTTTTGATGATGTATTTGTGAAGTTAGATATGACTGCATAAACAGTCCATGCTGCATCATCAAGTAGGAAATCCCCACCAAACTCATTGAGATAGTAGATATTTGTTCCACCCTCTGAGTTGAAGTAGAGGTCATAAGCGCTTAGTTCAAAAGCTGGACTTGCACCGATAATTCTGCGAGCACGAGGTGTATCTGGTGAGAAAACTCTTGAACGAGCGCGAGCTCTGTCTGGGTTGGCTGTTTTTAGAAAAAGGTCAATTGCATAAATACCAGTGCGAAGTTCATCAATAAAAGACTGGTTATCTAATACTGTGTAGCTAACTCCTTGACGAGCAACAGATGTGACTCTTTGTGGGAGAGCACAGGTGTCATCTCCTTCGTAGAGTTTTACAAGCTCAAGTGCAAGAATGCGAGCAGCAGCACGACCTGCTGTAGGAGGTGGAGAGCCGTATGTATAAGTAACTTCTACGTTTGATGAAGACCACTTTGCATTTGGTGTTCCAAAAATAGTTGAGTGGTCAGAAAGGTAGTAAGTGTTTGGGTCAATGATATTTCCGTTTTGGTCACGAAGAGAGTGAATCTCAACTACCTTGCGACCACGCAGGCGTACGCGTGAATATGATGAAGTTCCATCGCCCTGAAAATCATGGTGTGAGTATCTACCAAATCCACCTGTAGGAATGTTTTCCACCATTCCATCAATCAATGTAGGTGTGTAAGTTAGACGTGAAGTAACGCTCTGTAACTGTTGTAACGCCACTAAACTTGCGCCCTGATAGAGCCCAAAGCATGTAAGAAGCTGTTTTTACTGCCTCGTAGGCATAGTCGGAATCAGCGTATGTGCCAAGCTCTTCGACATCGGTCCAAAGATTACTCATTCCGTCCTTCCTTACATAATGTAAAAGGGGCGGGCAGACAACCGAGTGTTAATGCACACTTTCGGCAACTGCCCGCCCCAATTTAACTACTTTGTTACGCTGTTGGGTCCTCAGTTGATGCAATGATGAAGTCAATTGCATTATCTGGGTTGTAGGTATCGCTACCTGGAACGTTGTATGTTGATGTTGAACCTTGTGAGTCAAAATCAGTTACAGCTAGGTAACCCTTGTTACGAAGCACTGTTCCTACTGGGCTTACAGCTGTTGAAGCAACGTCTGTAGCTCCAACCTTTGCATAACGGAATGTTGTTGTTGTTGGAGCAGCTGTAATTGTGTAAGTACCGTTGAAGGTGCTATCCACTCCACTTACAGTAACGCTCTGACCAACTTCAAATCCATGTGCTGCAGAGGTTGTAAGAGTTGCAACGCCAGAAGTAAGTGACTTGTTGCTCACGCTCTTCTGTGAGTCATCAAACCAGCGGTAGAAGCCCTTAAGACCTTGTGGTGCCCATGAAGAACGTGAGTATGCATATGGACGCTCTGTAGCAACTGGGAACTCCCAGCGACCATCAAGACCAGCATTGAACTCAACGTTTCCTAGACCATAACCTTCGAAGGTGTTAGCAAGAAGACCGTTTTCAATTACGCGGTCACCTGACTGACGAAGCTTGACATATGGGAACACCCAGTAGAAGTATGGAAGCGATGAAGCACGCTTTCCGTCCTTAACTGCAAATGACCATACCTCAACAGCAACGCCGTTACCTGCTGGGTCGTCGCCAACGGCTGGTGCGGCCCAACCGACTGACTTGTTATCTGGGGAAGCATAGCTTCCAAAGTTCTTGCGGAGAAGCAAACCACCAGACATAAGAGCTGTTA